TGCAAGGCGTCGGAACCATCACCCAGGATTCCAATACGCAGGACAGAGTTGCCCGTTATGTCGAAGGCGTCGCCACTGGCGCGTTTGGCCTGACATCCTTTACCACGGCCGTATCATAAGAACAAGGAGACATTAACATGCTAGATCATTTCGACGAGAAGCATAAGATGGTGCAACAGCTTCTCTCCATGCTGAAGAACCATGCCGTGAACGAGGTGGAGAGCGGTCTCAAGAAGCCGGAAGGCGAGCCAAATGACATCCACGGCGTTGAAGTGGAGAAAGTGGAAGTTTTGCCGGAACACGAGATGGACGAGCCCACGCCGGAGCACGATGTCGTGACCAAAATGGCGGAAGGCGGCTATGCCGATGCGCCGGCGAAGAAGATTCCCTACGAATCCGCCGACGGCCATCCCGACAAGGAAGGTTCGGCCCACGAAGAAGTGACGGAATCCGAGGCGGAGCGCGAGAAAGAGGGCGACATCGAGCCGCCTTCCATGTTCGCGAGTTTCCTAGGCAGAAGGAAAAAGAGATAAGTAAGAAAAAACAAGCGGTTTTTCTTACAAAATTGCGGGTTGGGGGTATAGTTCCTTCGCGAGGCTACGATTATCCGTAGCGCAGCCAGAAACCCCGTAAATTTATAGCCATAGGAGCATACATTGAGCACTTCTATCACGTTTCCACAGCCAGATGGCGCGACCTATATTATTCCAGCCGTCGACGACGACAACTGGGGACAGAATGTTACTAATTTCCTCATCGCCATTCCCAATGGCGTACCGCCAAGGGATGGCACGTTCGCCCTTACGGGCGATTTGTCTTTTGGTGGCTCCTTCGGCCTAGAGAGCAAGTATTACAAGCCTCTAACGATCAATCCCGCCTCTACTGGTCTTGTCCGTCTTGCTAAAACCGATACAGTTGCCTGGAGAAATAATGCCAACTCAGCTGACTTGGCACTAGGAATAGATGGAAGTAACCGCCTAACATTCAACGGCTCAGTTGTCGCTCCTTCCGCAGTTGTAGCCACAGGCGTGACGAACGCACTAGCCTACTACGTATCTCCTAACAATATAAATAGCGTGGGTCCATTCATTACAAACAGGGTTATGGTGTCCGATAGTGTCGGCCTTGTCGAGAATTCAGGCGTCACTACCACAACACTAAACTTTCTTGATGCTACTAGCTCCATACAAACCCAACTCGATACGAAAGCCGCCGATAGTGCTGTCGTCCATAATACTGGCACAGAGACGGTGGCTGGCGCGAAGACCTTTACGGACCCGATAACCCAGAACGACACGAGCAACCAGCTTGTCCTTGGCGTGACCCGTACAGTCACCATAACAGCCCCAACGCCCGCGAGCACAAGCCGAGTCGTGACCCTACCCGACTTGTCCGGGGATTATTCGGTCGTCGGGACGGCGGGCACGCAGACGATTAGCGGCACAAAGACGCTGTCGGCTATCCCGTCGATCAACAACACATTCATCGGCATGGGTCATAATCGCGTGACAAATGGTGCCATGCAGATTGACCAGGTAAACGTCGGTGCCGTCGTCACGGTAAATAATGTCAGCGGTCTTTTCTATGTACCGGATAGTTTTCGTGGCGCCGGTCAGTCGACAGACGGTGTCTTCACTCTCCAGAGAATCGCTGCTACACCGCCAACAGGATTTGTAGACTACACCCATGCTGTAGTTACGACTGCTGATGCATCAGTCACTGCCGGTCAAACCTACTATTACATGACTTCCATCGAAGGATCAGACGTGCAAGACTTTCTTCTGGGCACCGCAAATGCCATAACCTTCACTCTTTCGTTCTGGGTGAGAAGTTCCTTGACTGGAACATTTGGCGTTGGTTTCAGCAATAGCACTGATAATCGTAACTATCCGTCTACCTATACAATCAACTCTGCGAACACCTGGGAACAAAAGACGATAACAGTTAGCGGCGACACGACCGGATCTTGGAGTACTGGTACATCGGCTGGTTTGAGGATACGATGGGATATTGGCTCTGGGTCTAGTAGCGAGGGAACTGCTAATGTGTGGACCGGCGGCCCCCCTGGTAAATGGCGCACTTCAGCATGCAATCGCATTATAGCAACCAGTGGGGCGACATGGGACATCACCGGGGTTCAACTCGAGATCGGGTCAACGGCTAGTTCCTTTGAATTTAGACCGATTAGTTATGAACTGAATCGTTGCCAGCGGCAATACGAAAAAACTATTAGACAGAGCATAGCCGTAGCCGATTCCGCAGGTACGGAGGGATCACTAGGTTGTTTCGTGACAACCGACGGTGCGGCGGGCGACTCAGCTCAAATGTGGAATTATAAAGTAACAAAACGAGTTTCTCCGACGATTACTTATTTTAACCCAATAAATACCGGTAGTAACTGGTATAACACAACAACGACTGTAAACTCAGGCGCCTCATCCAGTCAAGCTATAGGTGATAATGGCGTTCTTTGTGCGAATTCTCAGGCCGCACCCGATGTAGTTGGCAATCCGGTCCGTATTCATGCGGTCGCTGATGCGAGGTTGCTATGACATATCAATTAGTTAACAACTTTGATGGGATTCTTAGGCTTCCTGAGCGGGCATGGATTCCCAATGCCCCCGGTAACAAAGACTGGGATATGTACCAGGAATGGTTGGCGGCTGGCAATACGCCGGATAACCCATGATCGATTACACGACTGACGCCCTTCTGTCGACGCTACGGCTATTGCCGTTGATGCCATCAGTACAGGCCCTTTTCTCAGACGCTAACCTTCTGACAATCCTGAACTTTGAGATGTCGTCCAAGATTGTCCCCATGATCGATAATCAGAGCGAAGAATACGGGGTCTATATAAACGACATCCCGTACACCACGTCCGCGCACATATACCCCATGCCAGCCGCGAGAGCCGTGGCGGGCAAGCTACGGAGCGTGAGCTTCCTGGACTTCAACAACAACGAGATTCGGATTCCACGCCTCCGTCCAGAAGACATCATGTCCAACGTCAACGCGACGGGGCTGGCAATAAACCCGGCCCTTTGGGGATTCTACGTGCAGAACAACAGCATTATACTCTATTTGGGCTCGTTCACGGGCTCATCAGGAAGCTACCAAGCCCTTCGCCTTCGCTATATTCGCCAGCCCAACCAACTGATCACTACGGCGGCTGCGGCACGGGTCAGCAACATAAGCGGAACCACCATAACAGTCAGCAGTATTCCAGGCAACTATTCAATTACACAGCTCTATGACTTCATAGCTGGCCAACCAGGATTCGACTCGCTGATGGATGACGCCATCTGTACCAGCATCATTGGCCTGACCATGACGTTCACGAGCGTACCGGATACCCTGGTTATCGGTGATTGGATATGCCTCTCCGGCCAAGCTCCGGTAGCTCAGATTCCGTTTTTTCCTGGCTATGAGCTTCTTCTACAGCTTGGGGCCGCCAAGTGCCTCGAGATTCACGGTGACGTGCAGGGATTTAACGTAGCCATGAGCCAGGCCGCCGATATGAAGAACTATTTCATCTCTGTCCTGACCCCAAGAGTGGACGGCAACGTTATTCGACTTACGACACCCAATGCCCTCTATGGATGGGATTAGCCTGTGACGCTGGAGCTATCGCCACAGCAGATACAACTTACGTGCAAGGGCCTATATACCATGCCAAACGCCCTGTCGCAGGTGCCAATAGGCTCCCTGTTGCAGGCCACGAACGTGGTGGTGGACTATGATGGCCTCCTGTCCGGCAGGAGGGGCATACGCCAGTTCGGCACTGCGCTAGTCGCCACCGGGGGGGCCGAGACCAACGTGTTCCAGGAGTGGTTCTATAAGGACTCTAAACTCGTATGGTACGGCGATCCCACTGTCGTGGTTGACGATCCTCTGCGCTTCTTCTTCGCCTACGATTCCGACGGCCTTGGCACCTGGGTGGAGACGACCCATCCGTTTAGCTCTCCTGCCTACGCCTTTACGGACACGTACCGCTCTGTGCAGAGCAACAAGAACTTCTATCTGACATCGACGACCGGCCTGCTTAAGACGGACGATCCGGCAACCGCCCTGTTTCCGGCGGGGGCGCCCCCAGGATTGGACGGCACGGCGGCGCTGACGGGAGCCAGCGGCTTCATGTCCGACAACACGGAGATCGCCTACCGCATGACATGGGAGGTGACGGATGCAAACAACAACAGCTTCGAGGGAACGCCAAGCACGCGGATCATAGTGAGCAATTCAAGCGGGGGTAGCCGAAACGTCAATGCGACATTCACGATCCCCAATGATGTCACGACGGACACGACATATAATATCTATAGAAGTGTAATGTCGGCATCTGCGACAACCGACCCGTCCGATGAGCTGCAACTTGTGTTAACTGGCCATGTCACCGGCGCGGACATTACCAACGGATTTTTTACAGTGCTCGACGCGGTGCCAGAGTCCGAACTTGGCGCGGCCCTCTACACGAACTCTGGTCAGCAGGGCATAAGCCAGGCAAACAACATTCCGCCGCTCGCCAACGACGTGTGCTTCTTCAGCGGCTATGTGATCTATGCCGCCGCGACATCGCAGCAGAAATTTTTACTGTCCTTGCTGTCAGCCGAGCCGCCGTTTGGCATACAGGTGGGAGACACGTTCACCGTGGAGACAGGGGCCACCACGGAAGTATATACTGGTGCGGTCGCCGAGAATGTGGCGGCAAAAGAATTTCAAATATTTACTGGCGGCGATCCAGGATCGGACATCTTGAACACGAAAGAATCGCTAATCCGGGTTATAAACCGATCTTCCGTTCTTGTCTACGCCTATGACGCCACGAACACTAGCACCGCTGCGTCGCTTCCTGGGGACTTCTTCCTACAAGAACAAGGCATCAGTCGCATCCCATTCGGGGTGGCGAGCTCCCGAAGCACCTGTTGGAATCCGGCGCTGACCACCACTCCGACGGACAATCCATCGCTTACGGGCGGGGGTCTGGGAATGGGCTACTGCTCCAAATTCCAGCAGCCGGAGAGTGTGCCAGTGGCCAACACCATCAGCGTCGGTAACCCGTCCTTCGAGTGGCTGCGCTGTCTGCCGTTGCGGAATTCCGTGATAGTCTTGAAGGCCGACGGCTGCTTTCAGTTAACGGGATCAGTATTTCCCTTCACGGTCACGACGCTAGACCTTGGCACCATACTTGTGGCGCCAGAATCGGCGACGGTGATGAGCAACCAGGTGTTCGCGTACACGAACCAAGGGGCGGTGGCGATAACGGAGACGGGTCCGGGAATAATCAGCCGACCCATAGAGAACATTTTGCAGAACATCAGCTCTTACCTGCACCCCAACTTCCCGCGAGAGACGTTCGGGACCTCCTACGAGACGGACCGCAAGTGGATAATGTCCACGATATCGGGGAAGGACGATTTTAGCAAACTGACGATCCAGTACGTCTATGACACCATCACGCAGACATGGACCACCTATGAGTATCCGATAGATGTCTGGGACATCCTGGAGAGCCCGACGGAGCACCGCCTGTACGTGGCTAGCGGAAACTCCGCCTATCCATACGTATTTCAGGAGCGGAAGACATTCACTATCGTGGACTTCGCCGATATAGAGCTACCCATAACTATCGTGAGCTTTATCGACAACACCATCGAGGTTAATTCCACCGCCGACGTCACGGTTGGCTGGAGCCTCGTGCAGCTCGACCCGGAGGGGCCGGATGTGGCCGCCGCCCTGATAAACAAGAGCGTCATCACCAGCATAGTGGACGCGACGCACGTCACCGTGGCGGATGTGGTGACCTGGGACCTCAGCGGGCCCCCCGTGGTGACGCGCCTGGAGCAGCCGATCCCTATAAACATCGTGTTCACCCCCATAATTGGTTCGGACCAGGGAAAGGGCGGAAATCCCGGCATCATAAAGTTCTTCCAGGAAATCCAGGCGTTCTTCCAGCACCTGGATTTCGACTTCATCACCTTCCGTTTTAGCTCCGATTTCAACGCCGCGTCACAGCCAGTGAACCTCACCCCTGGCTCGGCGACACATGGGTGGGGAAGCTTCGGGTGGGGAAGCGAGCCGTGGGGCGGCGGCCCGACAGTGGCGCAGAGCATACGCACCTACATACCGCTCGGGGCAAGGCGGGCACACTGGCTGAATGTAGAACTCAGTTTAAGCCAGGCGATGACGCAGTTCACGTTCGCCGGCCTAGTGGTGACGTACCGCTCCGTCACGACAAGGTCGAAATAGCGTGATACTTCCCACATTTCGTCGCATAACCGACGAGGACCTGGCGGACGCGCCGAAGGGCAACTGGAAGGGAAAGCTGCTGTACGCCTACAACCTATTCATTCAGCAGATGATATCCGGCCTGTCGAACAACCTCACGCCGGAGCAGAACTGCATAGCACAGACAAAGACATTCCAGATCGTCGGGAGCGCGACGCCGTCCACGAACGTCTACAATTTCGTCGGCAGCTACAGCTACTTGCCGCTGGGCTACGACCTGCTGAACATCCAGCCGACTGATGGCTCCACTCCGATTTTTACGTCGGCCCCATACATATCCTGGCAGTGGGTCAATGGGACGTTCTCTATAGTGGGGATATCCGGCCTGACAACTAACGTGCCATACACCATCACCATAAGAGTCTGGTGGAGTGCACAGGTCAACGCGTAGAAGAGGAATCGATTATGCCATTCATACCAAATGCCTATCAAGACGAGGAGCAGCCACTACAAGGCGCGATAGCGCCCAGCGCGGGCGGCACACGCTTGTCACCGGGCGGAGTCGGCAGCACGACGGGTGCAGGCACAGCCCCGGCTCCGAAAGACGCCGGCGGCCAGTTCGCCACTTTGCAGTCATACCTCACGGCCAACCAGGGGCAGGCCGCACCACTCGCGAATAAGATCACGTCTGGCATACAGAACCAGTACAGCACGCTGCAGGGGCAGAACGCGGCCACGCTTGGCGACATAGGAAGCCAGGTGTCCGCCAATGCCCTTCCCGGCAACGCGAGCGACGTGCTGACACGGGAGGCCGCGAATCCAGTCTCCTTCGCCGGCGACCAGGGGAACGTGAAACAGTTTCAGAACCTGCTGGGTGCCACCTACGGCGGCCCAGCGACGGCTGAGGGCACTAGCCAGTATCAGAAGCAGCAGGCCGCTTTGAATAACGCCATTGCGACAGGAACGGCGCAAACCGGCACAGAGGCGGGACGCAAGCAACTTCTGTCGCAGAACGAGGCGCGCCCGACGACCGGCGTAACCGCCCTGAACAGCGCCATCCTCACGCAGTCCCCAGATTATCTCAGCCAGGTGCAGGGTGCGTACAAGCCGTTCTCCAATCTCCTCAGCGGCCTTTCAACGGGCGCCCAGGGCATCAATCAAAACATAGCCAAGATGCAAGGCAACGTGGCATCGGCAAACGCGGCGGCTAACAAACAGATTGCAGATCAGACAGCCGCATTGAATACCGGTGTGAACACAGGATTAACCAAGCTCCAAGATATTTATGGTCAATACAATACCGGCGCCGCTGATTTTGCCTCACAACTGCAAGGCGGCAAACTTCCTGTAGGCTATGGCATAGACCCGGGACTACAGGCATTCATAACTAAGAATCTTACGCCGTGGCTTAAACAATATACGCCGGGCTTTACACCAACATATAATTTCGCGAATGCCGTACCTACTTTTCCGACAGCCGCCGTTCCAACAATAAATCAGGCCGCCACGCCACAAGACTTTGCGACATTTCAAGCGCTGGGCACTTTGGCTGGCGCACCTGTGGCATCGCCTTTGGCTGGATTAAATCCTCAACTAGCCGGTACATACACGACCCCTACGCTACCGAACGTAAACAATAAGTTACTAGCTGGGGATATATACAGTGGATTTAACTCTAGCGCCGGTCCTATAAATGTTGGCGCGTCGGCTTTTGGTCAGTATAACGCACTCTTAGCGGCTCTCGATAGATATCAGGGTAAAACATCCGATCCTAATCTATATGCAGGCGGAAATAATGGCCAATTTCCGGCAGACTTTTTTACAAACCCAAATTATTTCGGCGGTTATCTGCCGCCAACCATAGCATAGGAGATACACAATGGGATTATTCGATAGCTCAGACTCTGGCGCACAGGACTACTTAAAGCAGGCGCTTGCCGCCTACCAACAAGCAACCGTTCCCCAAGTTTCGCAGATGACAGTAGGAAATCTGCCGCAAGAGACAGTGCAGGGCATCGTTAATCCAGACCAGATTCAAGTAGCAGCGCAGGCTCCGTCAGCATACAACAACATTTCCCTTGATCCCACCACCAGGGCGGCACAGATGGCGGCCCTAAGCCAGTATACCGACATCGCGAATGCAGGCGGCCTGGACGCCAACGCCAAACTCGCGTTGCAGCAGGCCGTAGACGCGGCGAATGTGCAGTCTCGAGGGGCCCAAGGCGCCATACAGCGGGAAGCGCAGGCCATGGGGCAAGGTGGCGGGGACTTCGCCCTAACACAACGTGCTCTCGCGGCCCAGGAAGCCTCCAACACGGCGGCCACGCAGGGGATGCAGGCCGCGGCAATGGCGGAAGCCAACCGGCAGGCCGCCCTCAGTCAGATGGCCAACATTGGTGGCACCATGAACGCGGCGGACTACTCCCAGGCGGCACAGAAGGCGGGGGCTCAAAACCAGATAAACGCAATGAATCAAGCCTACCAGAATGCCGCCAATACCGGCAACGTCGCGAACCAAATTGGCACCCAGCAATTCAACGTCGGAAATGCGCAAGGCGTGAACACCAGGAACACGGCAGCCGGACAAGGGCAGGTATATTACAACGCCGGCCTGCCCCAGCAGCAGTTCAACAACGAGTTGGCGAAAGCGGGTGGCATAGCCGGCGTGAGCATGAACCAGGCCAACGCAGCACAGAACGCCCAGAATGCCAACTTAGGATTCACAGGCTCATTGCTTGGAACAGCGGGAACGATCGGCGGAGCCTATTTGGGTGGTCCGGCCGGCGCGGTAGCGGGAAGCCAAATAGCGAAAGGTTTTGGAGGAAGCAGCGGGCCTCCTGCAGGTGCAAACACCGGACAATACGCTCCAAGAGGAATATACCACTATTCAAAAGGCGGCTATGCTTGCTATGCGGATGGCGGAGTGGCGCACGACCATGCTATTTGCATGAAGCTGGGCGGCCATGTTGGCGGAAAAGCGAATGTGGACGAGGACAGTGAGGAGAACGATACTGTGCCAGCCATGCTGAGTCCAGGCGAACTGGTCATACCCCGTTCTGTGCCTAAAGACGGCCCGCACATGGAGGAGTTTGCCCAAAACGCCCCAGTGCCAGGGACCAACAAGAAAGTCGACCTGACAGGATTTGTCAAAAACTACAAGAGGAGCCGCTAAGATGCCACTATCCCACGGGAAGTCCAAAGAATCCATCAGCAAGAATATCAAGACGGAAATAGGGGCGGGAAAACCACAGGACCAAGCTGTTGCTATCGCCTTGAACACAGCAAGGGAGGCGGGAGCGCACATCCCAAAGAAAATGGCTGAAGGCGGCACCACCAGCGGAAATCCGTCGGAACTGGATCTAGGAATCAAGGATGCCACGGTATCCGACTTTCTGTTGCCGTATCTTCTGGGGCCATCGTTGGCGAGAACGACGGCTAAGGAGGCCGTTCCAGTCCTGAGGGGTCTTGGAGAAGCCGGTGAGGTAAGCCTTGGCGGTAAAGGTCTGCCATCAGTGGCCGACAAACTAAATTTTAGCGATCTAGCAAGAAACACCTATAAAACTCTTGGCGGAGAGACTCGACAGGTTTTAAAGGTGGCCCCCGAAATGGAGGGCATGGCCCCGAAAATCGAGGTGTTCTCCAAGGGCGTGCAGAAGAGCCCGGAGGGCGGATTCACGATATGGGGCGTAAAGGGCAAGCCGGAGGACTTATTGAAGGAATTCGGAGATGCGAATCCGGGCTCTGTTCCAGAGAATATTCTTCGCACGAAAGGACTGCTGCCAGAAATGAAGGTAAACGTCCCAGGTCAGTCCGCGCCGAACAGATACGCCGAAGGCGGATATTCACGCGGCACATTCTTGGAAAACGAGACGCCGGAAGGCGTCAAGAAGACCACGCACGTAGAAGGAACGCCCCCCACAGAAACTATGACCACAGAGACCGGGGGGAAGGAAAATCCGGTACACATGGCGGAAGGCGGACCGACACTACGCGCGAAAGGCAGAGACGCGGAGCCGACAAAGTCGGCTGATATAGACATAGCCCACGAAGAGAAGTTGAAATCAATATATAAGGCAATGGGAATCAAACAATACCAGGACGGCGGGGTGGCGATCAGCGACAACACGATCACGAATCCGATGGCTCCGCCAAACCCGAACGATCCCGACTGGGTGGCCAAGATAACTGCCGCCATGGCCAGGCTGGGAAGGCCGATAGGAAGTGCCATAGCCGGCCTAGCCGCGCCACTTCAGGCGACGGCCGCAGGAGCTACCCCTATCATAGAGCAGGCGGCCCCAGCTGGCGTTTCAGCCCTGAATAAACTGACAGGGGCATCTTTGCCGGTTCCGCCCCCTCCGACCTCTCCTGCGCAAAGCACGACCCCTATGGCGCCCTCCGTAGTTGATCAGGCATTTATGGACAAGCTAAATGCTGGCACGGCCATCGCCCCTCCCGCCACTCCAATAGCCCCAGCGTCGGCAACCGCCACCAGAGCAGTGGCAAAAGCACCGAATTTGAGTGATATATTCAATCAAGATACCTCAAAACTGACAGAAGGCGCGAACGCGGAAGAGAGGCAAGCACTGGCCGACAAGCTCCAAGGGCAGCAGCATGGCATCGGTAGCATTATAGCCAAAGCCGTGGCCGGCCTGGGTGATGCCTTGGCCGCCAAGGGCGGCAGAGAGCAACATTCGCTTCAGAACATATTCAGTATGGAGAAGACACAGCGCGACGAGGCACTGTCCAACTTCGACAAGGCCCGGCAGGACAGAATACAGAAGCTCCAGTTGCAGACGCAGATGGGACAGAACACCATACAGGCCCTGGCGGCCCAGGATGCCTATGGCGTGGACGAGCACCTCAACAAGATGCTTGGCGCGCCGCCGGGAACGTCCCACAAGGACCTGCCGCTGTACTTCCAGATGAAGTCGGCGGCCGTCGCCCAGCAGGAAAAGGATGCGGACCTATACCTTAAGGCCCACGCGCAAGCGGCCAATGAGGTGGACGCGGCAGGAAAAAGTGTCGGCCTATTCAACTTCAAGCCAACTCCAGCCCAATTGCAGGCCAGCGGGGCAAAGCTCGCAGACACCTACTTCAACAGGGCGAAGGGGAATCTGCTGGTGCGGCCATCGGACGGCGGACCGGCCCAGTGGATACCGGCCCAAAATCTCACCAAAGCGAAGCAAATCGACCCGAATCTGCAAGTGCAGCAGTAAAGGACACGAAAATGGCCATAGACTTCTCATCCATCGGCGCAACTCCCGCCCAAACAGGACGGGTCGACTTTTCCTCCATCGGCGGCATACCTGCCGTTGGCCAAGACGAGACGGCCGATGAAACCACGGCCCTAGGAGCTGCCGGGCGCGGAGCGGTCGGAATGATACCGCTCGGTGCGCAGGCATACTCCGCCATAGCTGGTGCCATCGAGAACAAACCATATCTGCAGGAGCGCCAGGAGCTTGAAAAAGAGATCGCTGCGGACATCGCCAGCCATCCTATGGCCCGCTTGGGCGGCCAAGCGGCCGGAATCGTCGCTCCCGCACTACTGACTGGCGGCGCAAGCCTACCCGGAGGGGCGCTGGCGGAAGGCGCGCTTATGGGGGCCGGCTTTGGGGCTGGAAGTGCCATTGACACATTGGCTAGCGGGGGAAGCGGGGCAAAGGCGGCAGGAAACGTCGCCTTGGGCACGGTTGCTGGCATAGCTGGCGGCACCGTGGGAAAGGGTCTTGGCAACGTCATCGGGAAAGTGGCCAAACCGTTCGTCAATTCACAGGATGAAATCCTCGCCGAGGCTACCGCGGGGATTCTTGGCGGCACTACGCGCCAGATTCGCTCCTTACCCGGCAAGAACCCAGTTCAAACCCTGGTAAAACTGGGCGAGGACATGAACCGGTACACGGTTAACGGCGAACCCCTAATTGCCATGGCTGACCAAATGCCGGCCCGCCTGAATAAATTTTTGGCACTCCAAGAACAGGCCGGCAAGACAATAGGCGACACAATAAGGAGTTCTAATATCGCGCCTATGCCCATCAAGCCCATAACCGAAGAGCTTACCGGCGCGTTGAAATTCGCCACGCCCGACGACCAAGCCCAGATGCAGGCCGTTGTCGACCAGGTGCAGCGCTATGCCGAAAAGGGCGACACCATCTCCTTCGGCAGGCTACAACAGCTTAAAGGCGAGCTAGGAGATCGAGCGTTTCACGGGCAAGGGAATCCAGTATTGCAGTCCGCGTACCATGTCGTAAGTGACGTTCAGGACCGCGAGCTTGCGAAGATATCCTCCGCCATCAACAAGCCAGGCTTTGACGACGCTAAAAACGCTTATCGGCTGACGTCTATGGCCATCCCGCTGCTTCGCATGAGCGTGTCCAAGGAAGTGGGCGGAAAGACCAATCTTCTGATACCTGGCGCGGCCCTATTGTCTGGCCACCCGGTGGTGGCGGCTGGTGCCCTTATGAAGAGCCGCCTAGGACAGATCGGGAGCGGGGCCATGTTCAAAGGCATTCAGGCACTGCCGGAAAACGTAGGAACTCTCGCGGGAGAGCTCCCGGGAAAGATAGGCGGACAAGTGGCGGGCGCGGCGATGCAGCAGAACATGGGTGAGACAAAGCCGGTGCACCCAACCTCACCTGTGACTTCACCTGTGGGCGGCACCCCTACGATCATAGACATAGAACACCCGGCCATAGCCCCGTGGAAGCCGATATTTCAAAAGAATGCCGCCAAGGCAAAAGATGCCGGCGAGGTGCAAAAGGCCAACGCTGTCACAGACTTCATCCTAAGCCAGCGCGACCCGTCCTACGCCGCCGCGAAACAGAGGATGGCGGACGAACCGATGGCGGTCGAAAGCGCCAATAATCCCGCCAAAATGGCGGAAGGCGGCGTGGTGCCGTCGAAAGAGCATAAGTTCGGAGAGCCGGTGGAGGGATTCGGAAGCACGCTGCCAGGACTCGCGGAGCAGCTCAGACATCCCACACACGAAGCCCCACCAACGCCAAAGGACACGCTACCGACTCGCACAACGCAGAGATTCCACCAGCCGTTCAACACGGACATGGAAGACAAGCTAAGGGCCTTCTTGTCGGCGAGAAAGGACAAGGGCGATGCCAAGCTTCGATAAACGCATGACGAAGCTAGAGGAGACGGTCGAAAAACATCTTATAGAGTCGGGGGAGATCAGGGGCGACCTGAAGTGGCTGAAGAAGTTCATGTGGTTCGTTTTGGGGTCGCCGCTAGTCGTGGAGGCGGTGAAGCACATACATCTTCTCGGGAGATAGCGAATGGAGGCGAGCGTATGGACGCAATGGTTTGCCCGGGCTGCGGCATTCGTGTCGAGCCTATTCGCGTCTTCGAGAAATCCAAGCGATCCACTCAATGGTGGCGCATCACCAAGTGCCCACGCGAGCGATGCAATTTCAATATTGACCTCGAGGAGTGTGACAACCCTAGCCGTGATCCGCGACCCAAGGATGGCGACAACAGACGCTCTTTTTGGAAAGATGAGCTATAATGGGAAGTTTCTTGGTTATACTATGGAACGGACGGCGGTTGCAATTCCTGAAGGAACCTACCACGGGTATAAGCGAGATTCAGCGCGCTTTGGCATGAGAGTTGTAGGCATTGACGTTCAGAACCGTACAGATATCGAGTGCCACCCTGCAAATCTGCCGTCTCAGCTGCTTGGGTGTATAGCTCTCGGGGAAAGCATAGATGGTGACGCCCTGGACAACAGTAGAGCAGCATTCCGGGGAATGATGGAGGCTGTTCCAGAGGAGTTTACCGTCGAGGTCTCTTCGCTTTAAGAGGCTGCGATGTTAGGTGCCACCAATAGCAAAAATTACATTTATAGATGCGTAAATATCTCGTAAATTCGTTTGTTTGTCGATTCTTAAATCCAACCGCGCGACTCTCGGTAAAAAATATCCTCTTATAGCTACATGGTAGCGGTCGTTCGCTCATTGAAATCGTAATACCAAGTAAAAGAAAAACATTATCATCAGGCCGTATCCCACCAGAAACAAAGCCAATCCCCGCAAACTCATCCCTTCCCTCCAAGCAGGAGCACGGCTGCTATGAACGGGGCCCAGATCAGCCAGAGCATCAATGAGATGAGCTGATTGTCCATCATATTAATACGCATCTGCATCATCTCAAACGCCTTCTGTGTTTGCTGGTAGAATGACTGTCCCATTAGTTTGCTCCTTTTTCATCGTTAGGTCCGCCACTATCTAAAAAACTCTCAACGAGCTCTTTGACGATGCGCTCTTTAACGACGCGAATTTCCTCTGCCTCGTGGAAGTTGGAGACTGGAAGCTCATAGATGGCCTCCAACGTCTTTTTCAGCATCACATCGAGAACATTGGGATTTTTCTTTAACTCTTCCATTGATATCTCAATGGTGACTTTGTTAGGAGTTTTCACTTTTGTTCTCCTTAGTAGATTTGTTTCTACGTCTTTTATCATCTTTCCCCCTTGCACCCGTCGTATCCTTCCCGAACCCCGAACATGTACATGCTGTGGAGCGTGAGGGCGAACCGCCTGCTCCTCTGGTAGCGCGTCACGCCGTCAACGCAGCCTTTTGCATAGGTATAGGTTAAAAGCGGAAACAAGACCAAAGAAGTCACCAACGCTAAAACAATAAACCGCCTCATTTGTCGCCTCCTAGGATCATGCGTAGAGTCTCAACGATGCTCGGGGCCTTCCATCGCTTAAGGAAGGCATGTATCGCCTTGGCGGCAACACCGCCGTGCACGCCGCTACGGGTTCCGTCCCTGTTAAGGAACGTGAAGTCCGTCAGCGCGATCACCTCGCCGTGCTCGTTCACCCATGGGCCGCCGCTGTTGCCGCCATAGAGCACCGCGTCTGTCAGGATGTAGCCCTTAAAGTCTCCGCCTACAATGCCGAAACTGACGAACCACTTCATTGAACCCATCGTGTTGCCGACGACTGTCAGCGGCTGACCGTCGTAGTGCATCTCCTGGAACACGGCGTAGTGCTTCAGCGACACCGCCTTGTTCAGCTCCAGGACGGCCAAGTCGTCCTTCTTATCCCGGAACACCGGCCTTCCCTTCACGACTACGCCGCCAGGATACGGGAACACCCACAAATCATCGTCCTGCTCCTCCACCATGTGGGCGCAGGTCAGGACGTGCGTGGCGTCGATAAGCACGCCGGTGCCGCGCCCGACGCCGCCGAACCCCTCGTTGCTTATAAGGACAGTGAACGCCTTGGCATTCCTTATCGCGATGCGGTTCAACTCGTAGCCATGATACCGCGTGGTGGGGGCCTTCACGCGGCCCTTTGGCACGTATCTTTCCCTCATCCAGCCGGCGATGCCAAAGGCGAGAAGCAACAAGATGGCGATTATTCGCACGATTTGTCTCATTGGATGGGGTTCCTTTTGTTGGAGATATGACAGACGCACAAACATTCTGGGTAGTCCCTCATTTGGTGTGCTTTGAGAATGCCGGTGCAATGGGAGCACTGTTGGGGGCGACATTGCCCGCAGATGTGTTTTGGGCCGACGTTGTGCGACGGCTTAAAACCAACCTCCAGGACGTTTTTTCCGGCCAGGAACGGTCCGACATCCCGCATATATATAGCCTTCTTGCGTCTCGCGAGTTCTCGCATAAGGCGCAATCGATCCTCTCTCGACACTATGTGGTACCGGGTGCAAACGCGGAAGAACAGTTCCGCCATCCTTACATCCGTGAGAAATCCCTCGTTCATCGCATTTCTCCCGTCGTCAATGTCTCAAACCTATATCTTTCTCTGAGTTTTCGCTTCCGCTTCGCCTCGTTGCGCATATCCATGTCCGAGCGGCCAAAAAAATACTCAGCAGTGAGAATAACGCATATGTAACTATCAAAGAAGAGTGATAGGGCCTCATACAAGGACACTATATCCTCACTTCGATTCCCTTGACCTTCTCGTATCTCGCATGGCTCCATGTGCCGCAGCTTGTGCATTGGTACCGTCTAGCCCGGTTGACCTTTGCCGGATGCCATCCCCGCGACTGCAAAGTGCCCTTCTTGCCACAGACAGGGCACTGCCGCCCATCCTCGTTGATAAGGGCGATGTTCGGGTGCTTATAGCCGAGCGGTCGCATCTTTAAATAGACTTCTTCAGTAAGTCGCGTATCATTTATCCCGTGTTTGACAATCTTTGCCAGAGATTTTTCACTTCCAGCGTATGCGCGAACCCATTCGTCGAAACTGACCTTATACTTCTTCGTTCGGCATCCCAAAAACTCTCCGACGGCCTCAAGCGAGTTCTTGATCTTAAGTCGTTTAAACGAAGCCTCGCACGTGTCAAAATGCGGCATAGACGGCAACGGTGGCAGGCCCCAATGTAGAAGGCGGCTGTTAAGGAACGGGATATCAAACCATCTGCCATTACGGGTGACCCACATGTCTGCATCCCTTAGTCGATTGTAGATCTGTATAACGAGTTTCCTGTCGTTTAATGGGTCCGGCCGCATATTGTCCCGTTTAAATATTTCAACCAGTTTGCCAAGTTTCTTGATCGTTGCACATAGGACGAATCCACTGTTCGCCTTGAATCCAAATGTGCTCGTTTCTAAATCCCAAACTAGAATCTCGGCCATATTATTTGGCTCCTTTTTTACCTACAACAATACCAAATTTGTTTCTTCGGCAATTCCAATCATCGTACAGTTCCTGTTTCGACGCCCTTACGAAACGATAGCGCTGCGATTTCCTTAGTGGCTCTAGATCCTTCCCGCCGAACCGTATATAACCGCTGAATCCGCCATCCACCATCATTTCAAATGGACAACCGCACACTCTGTAGTCGTGGCGGGCGCGGCTGAACATCTCCACCCCGCACCGTGGGCACGTTATCGTCCAAACGCGAGTTTTAGCTTGTTTTAGCATTTAGAAATCCTTACCATAGCGACGTTGTGCAGGGGAAAGATGTGCAGCCATTTCGATCCGTCTTCCTCGGTATTCAGTTCGATGCAACCTTGCCTAATGGTATAGTCGATTAGTGTTCCGTTTATCTCGAGGTTATTGTCGTGCCTTTCCGGTCTAACTGTGAATAATTGGACTGATCTCATGTGTTGCTCCTTTCCTCCGCTATGACTTCTGCCAGTACCCTCGCGCCCACCATCATCTCCATGAGCACCTGGAGCGAGCCTTTGAAGCCGAGGTGGCCGTACATCCGTCGCATCTCAAACTTCAGCTGGGCGATGTCGAGCTCGGACGGCTCCTTCATTTTTTCCTCATAAATGCTCGATCTAACTTGGTTTTTTGTCGGTGACACGTTTTGCATATCAAGCGCTGTGGCGAAAAGAACATTTTTTGAATAAAAAGGACAGTATCTTGCCAGTGCTCTAGTGGACCGATGGCAATAATATGGTCCACCTCACCCGCCCAATCTGGGTAGTCTCTCTGACAAGCCGGGCATCTAAAAAACTTACCTTGTTCAGGATCGCTTTGAAGAGCGGCTTTAAGGATCGCCCGCCGCTCCGCGCTCCTGCTCCAGATAAGTCTTATCGCCGAGCGCAGTTTAACCTCAAGCGTCTTAGGCTTTTTGGCCATAGTTATCCTGACAATAGCCTTGGAATTTGTATAGGACAAAGCGCATGCTTTCCGTGAGGGGCATACCATCAGTGCTTCGCCCTATGTATTCCTTATTCGCGTTCCACATCGCGCAGCCCATCTCATCTATGATGAGGCCGAGCTCCGCGTCCAGAGCTTGCTGTTTCTTAGACTTTCGCTGAGTTCCAATCGTCGCCATATCCCACCTCCGCGCGTAAGCGCAATGTCGGCATCCATTTGGGTGCCTGTTCCATGTGCCTTTTTAAAGCAATCTTTGCCTCTTCCGGCGTATAAATAAAGCCGCCCTCTTCGGCTATTGCGATAATTTCGTCGTGCACTTGCCCGACGCACTTTATACCGTCGGCTTCAGCCCGCTCGATGGCTTCCCGGCAAAGTTCTCCGGCAAGTGCTTGACATATATTCTCAACCATCTTGCCACCGTACAGCTTTGTCGGCTCGGCCACATAAACTTTGCGGTACACGTCATAGACCCACTCATCGCCGATCTGGCGAAGGTTAGGGTACTTGATCTCCAGCCCGGAAGGCAAAATAAGCGCGTTTTTTCTGACTTTGATGAATGGCGCAAACCAGATACATCCAATTTTTCCCGTCGCGATAAACGATAAAAGCGCATGCGCCTGCTCCCACAGCTTCGGGACATTGAAGTAAGTCGTACGGTAAAGGTCCACTGTCTTCCATGCATCCTTCTCGCTTATCTCCATGCCAGTCTGCGTTTTGACGGTGAACTTGAACTTCTTCGCGCCCATGTTGTAGCCCAGACCGAGAATGGAACATTTGCCGAATTGCCGCTCACTTTTGTTGGCCCTCGTGATCTTTCGGCCATACTTCAAAGACGCGAAATCGGCGTATATGTCCTCGTCGTTGATGATCTTGCCCATGAGCCTCGGCTCCTTGGCGAGCCACGCAAGCAACCTTAGTTCAATGGCGGCAAAGTCCCCAACGACAAGCTTATAACCTTTAGGGCTGCGTACAGCGCCACGAAGAAAGCTGTTACGAGTGAAATTCTGAGGATTGCCCCCAGCGCCGCTTCCCCCTGAGTACCTATGCGTCTGAACCGCGCCAGAAAAGCCGACGTCAAAAGGAAAAAGGCCAGTCTTTGCAACCGCCAGAAGGCTCTCGCCTCTAGTCTCCAGGAGATTGGACTTGCTGGCGATTCTGGCGGCATGTAGATTTGGCGCGGACACTCGAAGTCCATCCATACCCTCGTCCGTCTGGGCGAAGGCCGGTATAGGCTGTCTAGTTCGGATGGATTGCTTGGTTGGAACCTGGATTCCTTGAGAAACGAGATATTCTGCGAACTGTTTGTTGGAGGATAGGACATTTTTTGCGTCTTCGATAGTTGTTTTTGGTTCTTCAAAGGGAGCTTCGTGGAATTCAAATGAATCATACCACTCTTTCTCGAGCTTAACTCTGTATGAATGGATTTCTGGAATGGTTTTGAAAATAATTTCCTCGCGCCTTTTCTTCTCATCCTCGACCCCTTTCCGAAGACATTCCTCGTCAAGCGCAAGCCTTGGTTCGACGAATGCCCTGATCGTCCAATCCATCGCAGAAAGCTGCGATGGCGGGAACTGCCTAATGAGTTTCTCATAGATCTCCTTGCATATCTCCACGTCGTTCTTGCAGTACTCGCCGAGGACTGCCAGCTGCTCCGACGATGGTTTCAAGACGCCGTCACACGATATCTCGCCCTTTGCTGGCAAGCCTAGGTATTCCGCCAGGCGCTTTAACGAGTATCCCGACACGTTCTCGCCCAATACGGCCTTCGCGAGCCCTACGGTGTCCATCCACGCGAACGGCTTTACCCTGAACCTCCATGACAAAATAGCACCATCAAACCGTACATTGTGGGCTACGACCACCGTGTTTTCCCAGTCGACCGTGGCCGCCCACGCCTCTATAGGGTGCATGCCGGCCAGCCAATGCGTTCTCTCGTCATCTAGAAAACGATAGGCCATCCCATGCGGCCAAAAACGACCGTCACGCACGTACTCGGTCACGCTCATCGAACGAAGGTCATATTTCATTTTCTTGTCGAAGAAAGTCTCAAAGTCCACGACCACGATGCGCTTGCCATCGTAGGTTAAAATGGCAAGTCCTTTCTTTGACTATCCGCGACATCATAGTTAAACGATGATTGTAGATTCGTTAATCCTATAACCGGCGAAAATTGTCCCATTAATCCAGTTTTTAATTTTTCTTTAACATATTCCGCACCATTAACGTTAAAGAAAACAGCCGAAGCGTGATCCTCGTCCATCTCTCCTTGTAGCCACTTAATCATGTGATCTAAGGCCGACTCCTTGAAGCGCTGGAGCTCGGCCTCCCCCTCCGCGAGCGTCCAATTCGGCACGCCCGGCGCGATGTCGGGATATTTTTTTGCGCCCTTATGAAGATGCTCGGCCCATCGTTGCGCCATAGGCCCCGTAAAAATTCGTAAGTAGCGCGGCTTGTCTCCCGTGTCTCGTACCATCCCTGACTTGAACTCCTGCCGCTGGCCTGAATCTTTTATTTCAAAAGACATTTTTATTCTCCTGTTTCCTTTTCTGCCTTTGCCATCAAGTACAATCCTTGTGCCCACATCAGCCCCGCCAGGACCATGAAGGCCATGAAATGTGCGTCCCCATTCGCCGCACAAATAGTAGCGACTATAAGGTCAACGGCGGCCAATAGGAACGACGCCCTATAGGCTGTTGATGCTGACATAGATCTCTCCGTTTTCCCTACACTTTTTTTCTTCGTAAGGCCGGGCCACACGAGCATACAGCTCCAGCTTCGCGCACTCGAGCGCACCGATGGCCTGATTGATGTTCTTGTAGCTGAGCCCAGTTCTCATCAGAAACGCGTCGCACAGGCATGTGATGAGGTAGTTCAGCTCGCCGGCTTCGCCAGGCACACGCCCTTCCTTCAAGCTCGATCTTACACCTTCGTTTAGATATGGCATTATTCGACCTCCAGCACGTCGACCCTTAGCAAGTCGCGCAAGTGGTCGTTCTTCGTCTTCTCTAGGATTTCTAACAGCCGCATGGCCGCCCCCTCCCTGGTCTGGAACACCCCGTCCACTATAGCGTCGTCCACCACCTGAAATACCTTCATTTTATCCTCCTCTTGACGTAGGCGAGCGCTTGCCTCTGCGTCGCGCAGACCTTCGTCGCCAACACAGTCGTAAAATTGGTAAGTTGCCGGTCGAACATGCGCGGAGCGACGAGGACGATGGGGCGCCGGTGCTTGAAGTACATTCGGGCCATCTCCCAGGCTGTTCCCGAGCTAGAACTGTCACCGGTCAGCACCACGATGGCCTTGCATCTATCCAAGTTCTTGAAGTCCTTGGTGACGTACCATCTCATGTGCTTTATATTCGGCTTCGCATCAATGACCAAGTGGGGCTTTATCAGCTCGTCCTCCGCCGGATCGTAATATCGGAGCTCAAGTTGCCGACAGATTGTCTTCGCGTTCTCGCGCTCGGTGAGTACATCTCTGCCGAGACGCTTGTGCATGGCTCCCGCGAGATAGCAGTCCCACTTTAACTTTGCCACATTAACTCCTTAGTGAATTGCCCAAACAGATTACGCACACGAACAATCTTGACATGATGTGATTTATTCACGGGAGCACTCCCTCTGTCGAATCCTCATAGTCTTCCCAGTCGAAGCACTCCGAGTGGACGATCTCGACACACTTGGTGGGATGCTCTATGGCAAAGTTCACGTCACTGGGGATCATCTTGAACTTGGCGACCATGATGGCCACGACATTGTCGCCATCCTTTAGAGGGTAGTCGCAGATCGGGCATTCCTTTTCCATAGTCTTCCTTAGTCCCACAGGTCGAAAAAGTGCATTCTCACGACGTTGAAGTCCTGGCGGAACTGCTTGACCGCCGCCTGCATGTCTTCCGACTTATACTCGTAGTCCTGTATCTTCCGCGCGATCCTGAAGGCGTTGATCATCCGGTCGAGCTTGGCGTCCCACGCCTTCCGCGTCCTACCCGGGGTGTGGCCGTGCGTGTTCCTTTTCAGGTCTGCCAATGCCCGCGGCATCCACTCGCACAAGTACCAGTCGATGCTCCATGCATCCCGGTCGGAATAGCCACGGCACCCGCGCTGGATGAACCATTTGACGCGATCATAGAGGGCAATAACGTACTTGTGCGGCTGGTATAGGTAGGCTGCATAGTTATAGTCGCCAAGAGGAGGCGAATACTTCGTCATCCATTCCGGCACGACGTCAAAGTAGAGTTTGTGCCAGTAGATGCTGCCATCTTTTAGTCGGTATTTTTTAAGAGTCATTTTCCTGCCACCTTGTGCCAAGTTTCCCATCGATTCATTTCTTCATTTATATAGCCACGGGGAGTATAATCACTATTTAAAATATTTTCTGCCGCTTCCAAGCGGAAAACAAGAGCTTTTATCCAGTCGTCGGTTGGAGAAATCCACAGTCTAAGATGGAGTGCGTCTTTCAATTCTTTTAAGTCGTTGTCGGTAAAGATCATTCCTTATCCTCTTTCTTTGTATGACGATTGCAGGCAGTATAAAACCAACTAGTGCGACATCGCAGTTTGCCTGGCTTACCGCACGTCTCGCATGTCATCGAGCTTCGTCTTTCCGCCTTGTCTATGATCGTGTCCATCTCCTTGGTGCTGCCCGTCATGTAGAAGTGGAGCGTGGCGAATTTTTCCTTGACCTGGCAGGCCCGCGGCCACCAAGGCTCGGCGGTGTCCGGCCACAGCTCGGCTTTTATCCATCTGCCGACCGTGCATATCGCCAGCCAAAGATGGTATGTGGACCATTTCATGCCGTACCAACCACTAAACAAGAACCGAGGGAAGCGGTTCTGCTCCTCGGGATGACTCTTTATATACGCGACGATGAGCGGTTCCAACTCTGCCGCCGCCTCGGCGAGCAAGCCATACCAACCATCGCCGACATCGAAGCCCCAGCACATGGCGGTCTTTTGCATGCTCGCATACCGATCCGCAAAGAGGTGGGGAGCTATCTTGCAAAGCTTATTATCTAATTCTGGGCTCATCTTAATCTCCTTGATTCATCCATTTCGTAAACTCTAACCAGCAGATCGAGCAGCATCCTTGGCGATTTCGCTTTCCACACCAGAAACAATAAAAAATCCTGCCCGGCACTATTTGAGGCCCAGCCGCCACTCTATGATATCCATATACTCAGGGTTCTGCTCTATACCAATATACCGACGCCCAGTATTCCTGGCGGCTAAGAGAGTGGTGCCACTCCCGGCGAATGGGTCCAGCACGATGCCACCCGTAGGTGTCTTAGTCAAAAGGCATAGATATTCCATGAGCTTCAGGGGCTTCACCGTGGGATGATTATTATTATTATACGTTATCGAGCCCATAGAACCGTCGTTCCTGCCGGACATGCCACCTGCCGCTTTCAACTCCAAGCCCCCACATCCTGTGTTTCGTTCAGAGGGTGATGCCTTGGTACAATAGAAGAAACGGGAAGCGCCGCCTTTATCAGCGAAATGAACGCCACTTTTCTGCTCATCCAGCATCTTTCCCGCTTCTTCGTCTAGGATCAGGTTAGCTGGCCAACGGCCTTGGGTGTAGACTTTTCCCCCCTCGCGTACCCCACCCATATTAGTCGCCCCAAGGGCGGCAGGCCGCCCTTGGACTCGCATCTCTTCGGTGGGGATACGCCCCCCATCTATATTCAGCCCCGCCACGCCCCACCTCTCCGCGTTCTCGGCGAATGTGCCGTCCAGCGGCTTCATGGCGACGATGATGGGCTCCCAAGCGGGCTTGAGGGCAGTGCCCCATCCGTTCCATTGTTTGGCTAAATCTGTGATCGGATCGCCTTTCTCAGTTCGCTCATAGTTTCCAGCCGCCATTGCGCCATTCTCTGACTTCAAAGCTCCGGCCCGGGCGCGCCAATGGCCGTTGTTTTTGTCCATTACCTTCGCAATATTTAAGCTCTTGGGGAATCCCGAGCCATACAGCCACATCATGCAGTCCCGCATCTCCCATCCCGCGTCCTCTATGGCGCAGGCCATCCTGTGGAACGTGCGCGTGCCGCCGAACGCCAGGAGCGCGGCCCCCGGCTTCGCTACTGCTAGAAACTCCTTCCAGAACTCGACGCTGGGCACCCCCTTGTCCCATCCCTTCCCCATGAACTCTAGGCCGTATGGCGGGTCGGTAATAATCGAGTCCACCGAGCTGTCGGCGAGCACGGTCCTCACTTCGCGGCAGTCGCCGAGGTACAAGTCGCCGCTAGTCATCGAGAGCCCTCACTTCCACGCCGTTCTCCACGTCCTTGATGGTCGCGTAGAAGCTCTTGCGCGCTGGGGCGAGCGTACTCTTCGTGTGCCACACAATGCTCGTGCCCTGCTCCACCTTGCGGACGGTGAGGCAGAACTCCGCCGCCGCGCCTATGCCGACGCTGCCAGCCATTGTGCCCATGTGCGGCTCGCCCTGCGGCTCTCCGTTCGGGTAGGCGTTCTTATTCTCGTGGTTTATGAATATGAAGGCACACCCTATCTCGTCGCGCAAGGCCTTAATCTTGTTGAGCACCTGCTGTATGGCCATGCGGTCATTTTCAGGTGAGTTGTGAAAGGTAGCGAACGAGTCCACTATGACCAGGTCCGGTTGCAGGCTTAACAGTTCCGTCCGAAACGCCCTCAGCGAGTCCTCTAAGTCGAGCCTGATAGTCGTTCCACACTTCAAAAAGAGTCTTCCCCTTAAATCGGAACGCCTCAATCCCTTCGCCGCAATGACCGCATTGAAACGCCTCTGCGTCTCGCCCTTGAAGCGCTCCTGGTCGATGAACAAGACACGGCTCGGCGTGACGCCAAATATGCCCAGCCAGTTCCCTGAACCTCGCGCACTTTCGACAGCTAAGTCGATCAGCAGCCATGTCTTGAGAGTTTCTGGCAATCCAACGACGAATCCGAAGGACTTCTTTGCGAAAAAGGGCTTGCATATCCATTCCACCTCTGTTAGTTTGTCCAAGAACTGGTCGATGTCCTCGGTGTTGCCGGACATCGTCGCCGGCGGCTGGTACCGCCTCCATATCTCCGTGATCTTGTCGCGCAGCCCGTCGAACGGCCTGCCGTCCACCAGCGCATGCGGCTGGAGGAGTCTGAACGTCTCCTCCTCGCTGAAGTTGTGACTCCTAAAGCGGCCCAGCACGCTCACGAGCGTGTTATGTACGTGGCCGTTCCGCATCTCGTCCAACGCGGCGGTTACCCACCCATCCGGCTTACGGATGGTGCTATTAATAACAGTTCCCGATGCCATCTGGTCCACAACAAAATTTGTGGGCAATATAGGCAGTATGCTTCGCTTTAGTGGTTGTCCTAGCCACGCATATCTTTTTCCGTTTGGATGCAAGCTTGGCGGCACCACGACGTACCCACCTTCCCCCCTCGTGTCCAGCCCATCCGCAATCTTTTTCACAGAGTTCTTCAGTTTCCCTTCGGTATCGCGGTAGAAAAGCTGCTTTCCATTCCCCGTCAGGGACGTTATGCTCGATGAAAGCCGCAACGAATACCCTGAGGTCACACCCTGCGGGCCGTCCAAGTCGATGACCGCTAGGCCAGATTTGCATCCTGTCGCCATCCCTATGCTCGCGTTTGGCCATTTTATCCACCATCCCTTTATAGTCTCCGCATCCGTCGTCGCGTCCAGGCACCCATTCGGCGTACGCGGGTGCTTTCCCCGGCACCCGTCCTTGCCGCAGGAGCACTTGTCTACGCCCACGGGCTCGTGCACGGGGAACACGGCGAATCCGTCGGCGGCGTATTTAAGAGCGTGCATTAGCATATGCCTTCTTCGAGAGCTTTAGCACAAGAGGTATGGTCGCCATCCTCATCTAAAATGTCCTCGTTATTTGTTCGTTCACCGCACATAGTGCAAAGACTATGACCAAAACAACCACAAGGGCATTTTCCCATAGAATATGCATAATATGTATTCTTAACCATAATCTCGCGTTTACTTTCCAAGGTCTGCCCACGCCTCACGTTCGCGACAATATTTACAGCGACATTTGCGTGTACGTTTCCTTTTCATTTCCCCGCCACTTTGCGCCAGGCTTCCATAGCGGCTCTCGTTTCGTCCACGATTTGATTATGGGTCATAAGATCGGACGAACTTCCAAAGGCTATCGAATCATCTAACGCGATATTCTTCCATATAACTTTCTCCGCCGCTTCCAGGCGAGCAATGAGGGCCGCCAACTCGTTCACCGACATGCTGTAAAGTTGCAACGGCACATATCCAAGCATCCGTTCCTTCAACCGCTTTAGCTCATCGTTGGTGAAGGTCATTTCAGTCCGCATAGCCTCACCAGCGCCTCCTGGGCCGCCGCCTTCGCTCTGTTCCATTGGGCCAGCGACTCCAGCTTCCTGTTAATCTGGCGGGCAACCTTTCGGGATTCCCGAATACATGCCTTGAGCTGTCTAACAGCCTGCTTCTTCATCGACGATGGTTTTCGCATCAAATTGCTCCTTTTGAAATTTCTCAAGCTCGGCTTGCCCATCCCTATGGTTAAAAGTATCGCCTTTTATAATTGGCGTCTCGAATTGCTTCTTAAGTAGGCGTTCCTTGTAGAACTCGGGGAAGCCGCGCGTTACCATACGCGCTATGTGCGGCCACGCGAAGGCGAACAGCTTCTCTTTGATCTCCTCCTCGCACTCCCGCCTCACATCTGCCGGTATCTCCTTTATCAGCGGGCCTATGTCCTGCGGTGCGTCGGATATCAAGCCCTGCTCCGCCAAGTGCTGTATGGCCTTCTGCCAGCGCGCCTGCGTGCCGTATGCGGCCCCGAGCGCCACCACTATATCGCCGGCGGTCGGGTTCTCCTGCCGCCACACGTGGGCGTGCGTCTCCTTGAACGCCTCGCTGACAAACTTGCCCATGAGCACCTTCTTGTCCTTGCCGAAGAGGCCATAGCCAATAGGTTTTACCACGACGCCTTCGACCTTCTGACCGCCAAGGACGCTATCGATTGCCAAAAAGTCCCTGAACTCCTCGACGGTGTTGATTTCTCCGCCCCACAAGAGAGGGACCACCTCCAGGCCGAGGCGACTAGCCTCAGCCCATTTGGCCGGATATTCAAGGAAGGCACATTCCCCGATCTCTACGTCGAAGATAATGAGATGATCCTTCGGGATGCGGTTATAGATCAACGTGTTATGCCTTGGCGCGCGGAGGTACTCGGCGCGGTAGGTCCAGCCAGGGTGCAACAATGGCTTCAGCCGCTTGACGGTATCGACCGCAAGGGAGAACATCTTCTCAGGTGCGGCGACGATCATCTCGCATCCTTTTGAGCGTATCCTCAACGTGCCTTCCTCGTCAACACCGAACGAGAACTGTGAGCCATCCACCTTCTCCTCGACGTAGACCGGCCCCTTCAGCAGGTCGGCCAGCGCGGCATGGCCGAGGTTGTAAATCGACGAATATGAGTGCCAGCTATTCATGGGATAGCGCCTCTTCTTCAAAGTCCGGTGTCTTCATGTCATCGAACATTGCTCGCAGCTTCAGGAACTTGTTGAACACGCGCTTTCCTAACTTGAATGTCTTAGTAGTTAGTTTATACTGCGGCTTGTCTTTCGATACGTGGACAATCATTCCTTGCTTTATGTCCGCGCTGGTCTGTTCCTTGTATGCCTGCGCGTATGCCGAGAGTTGAAGTGCCATACTGTCATAGATTCGACTAGAGGTCTTCCAGTCAAACACTATCGGTTTGCCATCGAGCATGCCCACCGCGTCCAGTGTACCAGAGTACATGTGCAATCTGCTAATCACCTTAAATTCCGTTTCGTGCACGGTCCCGTTGACGTTAACTGCCCAGTCAATGAATGATTCCATCATGCCCACCACTCGAGCGGTGCATGAAGTAGGGAAGCCATCCCTTCCGTCGCTGACGGTAAATGTGCCTCCCGTATCAAGGTATTGTTCGACACACCTGTGAAACTCGCTGCCCACCTTTCCGGCGATTTCCATTTTGCGTTCTGCCAGTGGTCCCCATTTATCGCGCCATGCCTGGAGCCACGGGAGAGGCTGTGCATTGATAATGGTAGTGACCGAAGGCAGCCACACACCATCTATGAAGCACTCGCTATGCGGCAATTGGATGCCTCTTACCGCTTTTTATCATGGAAATTAAACTATGACTTACACCATATGCTCTTCCAATGGCACAGACAGTTTCACGATCTTCTAACATTCGACGAATATTATAAACATCTCTGTTAGTCAATTTCATTGGTTTTTTGTTTCGGGCTTGTTGTGAAGGTGTTGCCCATCGACAGTTCTTCGGTGTATAGTCCCCGTTATTGTTAATCCGATCGAGACTATAGGACGCGGTAGGAGCTTGACCCATATCTTCAAGAAAAGTGTCAAAAGATTTTATCCAAGATTTATAGATTTTAATCCCTCGTCCACCGTAGTGTATCCATCTTTGATGAAGCGGCCAAAAGCATCTTGATTTCATAGCTCGCCAAGACCGATACTCTTTCGTTGAATAGTTGTGTCCCATCTATGTTTTGTTCACGAACTGTAGTCCATGCTCGGCCGTCTGCTCGACGAGCTTCAGGTAGTCCTCCAGCGTATTGCCGGTATTGAGTTGAAGGAGGCCGGTGCTCTGGAGCGCGGCTTGGAACAACCCCTGCCGCGATATGCGGACGTCCTTTGCGGCCCACTCCGCTTTGCTCATTGTGGTGTCACTTGTGGCTTTTGCGATGCTCTTCTTCGCGGCGGCGACCTGTGCCTCCTGCGCGGGCGTCGGCACGTCCTGCTTTGGCGGCTCCACGACTGTTGTCGACGATCTTTTAAGTAATGGCATAGTTTGTTCTCCTTTAAATGATACATTCGCAATCGTTTAGATTGCATCCGTCGCTTTCATCTCCCGGTACATGGCGAAACTAGGAATGACCACATGTACAGAAAGCCAAAGCCTAGTCAACGGTAACAGCGAAGATGTGCGCCGGCTGCCCGCGTCCCACTTTCTTCGTACCTTTGTACTCTATTATCACCGTCTCGCCGGCGTTCACGTGCGCCAGCTGCCGCGCGAGCCGCGTGGGCACGAAAGCGTCCACTAGGTCGCCCTCTGCGGGCTGCACTTCCTTGCGCTCCTTGCCAAGCGTGAACTTGCACGAGGCGTCAAGCACCTTAAACACGTACACGGGCCTAGGACCATATTGCGTCTTCACGTCGCGCTTCTCGATTAATATGCCCTTTAGCATGGCACCTGTTTGCTTTAATAATGCGGTGGGATTAAAATCCCCTCCACCGTCTTCGTCTGGTATTACTTTTCCCATATTATTTGTCTCCTTTAATCAATAAGTTAATGCCATACTTTAATATTCTTTTCCACGCCGCCGACCGCGCCGCCGACTCCGCCGACTCCGCCGACCACGCCGCCGACCGCACCGCCGACTCCGCCGCCGCCGACATAGGTTTCATCGGCTTCAATCATCCCGCCCAAAGGGTCTGTACCCTGCCTCATAAGCAAGCGAATCTGTTTGGCGATCCGCCACGCACATTTGTAGGTGACTCCGATGTGCCGCTGAATCTCCATAGCCGCCACACCATTTTTGGATTGGCTCATCAAGAATATGGCATGGAACCACGATACAAGACTCGTCGGGGACTTGTGGAAGATCGTACCCGCTGTCGGATAGACTTGATTCCCGCACCACGAACAAACATAAGCTCGTCGCTTCTCAATCGGATAGAAGCAGTTCTTATGGTCGCACTTGACGCAGTTAGCACCCCTTGGGAAGCGGGTCTTATACAAATACGCAAGGCAAGCCTTATCGTTTGGGAATTGTTCGCGGAAGTCTTTGATAGTGTATCGCATAAGTTAAGACTCAACTCTTTCGCTGAGTAGTTCAGATGCCATTTCCTCGATGCGCTGAACGTATTTTGCATCGGCCAGTAGTTTATCCATCGTCAATTCAGGCAATGGTTTTTTGTCGTCAAGGAATATCGCTCCGACAATTTCAAATTCAGGAGGTTCGGGAGGACATCCGGCACAATCGTAAGTGGGGTCTGTGTGCCCCTTTGATCCGGGGTGACAGCGTACCTCGATACGGATGTCACGGTCATAGTTATCGGTCCCATCATCAGGACAACTCCAATCGACGTAGACGGTAAAATGCTTACTCATGACGCCTTGACCGTCCAAGGTTTCATATTGTCTGCCAAGATTGATTTCTGACGGTAGCTTAGGTCAATTGAGCGGCACGGCGCACATTGCCCGTAATCAGATTTCTTAATTTTCTTGAAACAGGACTTACATTTCTTTCCACCATTGGTGGCGAACTCAGAGAATTCGGCGTGTAATTCTTTGATATGAAATGCACACCATCTATTTCCTTTAACAGGGAAGTCCGGGCACTCCGGCATGGTGCAATGTTTGGTTTTCATGACGAAAGAACCTCATCGCTAACAACAGCCGAATGAGTCTCTTGATTCTCAAAACCATAATTCGTAATGGCATCCAACTCGCAACCATTCCATCCGTTTTCGTTTGCAACCGTCGCCGCACGGTCAACCTCTCTTTGGCTTGGGAAACGAGAGAATTGTTTTGCTTCTGGGTATTCGTGTGACCAACGGCTACCAGTCCAGAATTGATCGTCAGCTTTTAGAATGTACATTTGATTCTCCTTTGGTGTCTCTGTTCCTTGACACCATAAGTATAACAGGGATAGTAAGTGTTGCCAAGGGATAATTACCTTTCTTTTTTATAATCTTACTGTCACCAATCCGCCGATGTAGCGATCAGTTCCGTACGCTAGTCCCATCCTACAGTTGGACCAAATGTTATACGAGACGTGTGCAAACACGATAGGCGAATAGTTGCCGAGCCGTCCAGCTACGCCGACGCCTATATCCAGCCGCTTCCAGTAGAACCCGTCCATGCCCGCGGCAATACGGAAGAACTCCGAGCCATAGGCTCCTAAAAAGAATCGGTGCTCAAACCCAAACTGCCTGGACGTGATGTCCACTTTGCCGCTCTTGCGTATGTCGATGACCGACTGGCGGTCGGGTAGCGTGAGCGTCTGCGTCCCGGTCGGACGCACGATGACGAGGCTGTGGCGGCTTGGGTCCACGATGATCTGCTCGGAGTCATTCGGCGGCAGGACACCAGGAGTAGTCGGGGCGGCCCTATGGCCGAATCGTCCCCATAGGAACACGCCTATCAACAAGACAGCTATAGCCGCCACCAACTTCAAAAAACGTTTTAAATAGTCGACAATCATTTCGTGCACCTCCCGCACAGCCTATATGGCAACGGCCTCATCCTTCTATACTTCCTGCACTTGTCGCATATGGCCTTCATTTCCCCGCCGCCTTGCGCCAGGTTTCTTGAAATCGTTTCTCATCAGGTGCAATAGAATGATGATCTTCTAAAACTGAAATCCAATTCTCCGCCGCTTCCAGGCGAGAGAGTAGAGCATTTATAGAAACATAGTTATCTTCATTCTCATCGATCTCGTCGTCAGAATTGTGGTCATCATCTAGGAACTGATAAAGGTTGCCTTTTCCAATAAATTCTTTCAACCGCTTCAAGTCGTCGTCGGTAAATATCATTGGGCTCTCCTTACCAACACGAAGAAAATGCTCGCCACTAGCGCGTACACATAGCACCATGGCTGGGGGGCGACCCACGCTGCCGAGGTAAGGGCTCCCGCGATCATCGCCATGAAGGTAATCACGACTTCGGCTTCCCGATGTTCGTGGCGGCGAACGCGGTCACACATGAAGCATAGGCAGCGGCCTCCGCCATCGTCACCGACGGATACTTGAACGCCGCCAGGATGATACGGATAATCAGCACAAGGGTGAATATCGCCAACCAACTATCGCCATGAAGGTCTATAATGTCTTGAATATAATCTACGGTCTGTTTTAGATTCATACTCTTCCCTTGGCCATGGCTTGCTTGCACCAATTTCCGATGAACTTTATGGCGCGTTCTTTGTATTTCTGCGCACTTCCTTTCTCAATGCCAAGAACTTCGGCGGCCTCAGCTAGTGACTTGTTGTCGCGCATAATCAACATGTAGATTTCTCGTTGTCGTCCCTGCAGGTGATCCACTGCCTCGCCCATTATGAGCTGCGGGGTAGACGGGGCGGCGGTTCCCGTTTCCGGGAGCACGTCGGGATTCGCCTGCGGATGCTCGCGCGTGTCGGCACTGCGCCCGCCGGAGTTCACGCTATCCCAATAAGATGATTGCTCGGTGTGAGAAGAGTCCTTCCTGAATTGGATGACCTTTATCTTTTGGATTTTTATGCGCTTTTTCATGTACCCTCTACCTTTTCCCCCGGATTGAACCAAACGTACGACACCATAATTTAACGCCACTATTCAATCTCTTTTAACGACTCAAGTGATCTTCGTTCCAGTCGCTTCGCTTTGCGCCTCACCTTCGACGCCTTTCGGTTAAATACGAACACGTCCCGGCGCAGGTGCTTGCGGACCATCCGTGACGGCGTGCTTTTGCGCGTGCCATAGCTTTTATAGGTCATGTCAATCTCCTTCCGCGATTTTTGTTTTCCTCAACGCGTAGACTTCTAAGTGCCTCACGCCTACGGCCTTCTCCTCGTCACGAGTGAGCACCAGTAGATCAACCGCACGGCGAGCCCTAGGACCCATACAATCGTTGACAACGCGACACCCATAGCCCTCAACACATAGAATATCACCGTAGTGCACCTCTCCGCTTATCAGCATATCCTGCGACACTGCGATGCCGTATTTCGTTATGCCGTCGCCGATGGAGGTCGCGCAGTGCCACCGGTCGCGGCACTCCGGCTTCGTCTGCTCCGGCACTGGGCGATAGCTCGTCACCTGAAGGACGCCCAGCAAAATAAGCTTGCCTACCATATTGTCTCCTTTTTGCAAAACACCCTAGAAATCTTTCCAACATTCTTTTCCGCATTCCGTCGCGCATAAGCGTATCCTAGCTTTATTGCTAGTGAAGAAACATTTCGGGCATGGCACATAGTCATACGCGCTCTCGTTGATGATCTTGTTGTAGGCCGTGCCACACCACTTTGTCTCAAATAATGGATGCCACTCCGTCACATAGAACTGTATGCAACACTCTGGGATCAGGCTGTGCCGTCCGTATGCAATATGATATGGTGTATCATTCATGCTAGTGCCTATTCGTCCCTGTCGACGATTTCCGTTTCATCCGCTAGGCAATAGTCATCATCGTACCGCTTTTCGACTTCATACCAGCGGTCCGCTTGCGCTGCGTCTATCAGCATCTTGTCGATGGTCAGCCCTGGGCATGCCATAAATTCCGCCTCTGTGTAGTTTGACTCGAGGCGCGCTAGTATGGCCTCGTCGTTGATGAAGCGCGGCCCTTTTGTCGCGTCGTCCGGAAGTAAGATTCCCAATCGATGATAGTCTATCATTATATCCAAAGTCTTTTGTGCAATCTCCGAGAAATGCACTCTTTCCATCTTCCATCCACTTAGTGGCCTTTGCATGTTATCCTCCTGAGCCTATGTCATGGTACCGCGCCATGCGCGACTCGCCGCAGTCCATGCACCGCTCCCACTCCTCGCCGTGTGTCGTCTCATAATATTCCGTCCTGCACTCTTTTCCCGTCCTCGAGCATAAGCCGATCATTTATCATCTCCGACTACAAACGTCGTAGCAAGCATCCGCTGCAGTACCTCTATGTCCTTCCGCTGTCGCTCTATCACGCGTTCCTCGTGGCTCATACCTACCTTTATTTGTATGACCAGTATGTCGACCGTTTGGCCGAAATGGCGGATGTCATATTTATAGCCAGACATGAGTGCCACATGCTGGAAGTCATGCCAGCGCACCTGCGCGCCTATGTTCAAGGCGAGACGGCCATTCCCGTCGTCGCCGGGAACGCCCTTGTCCCCTTTTTGTCCCCTTGCACCATTGTCACCGTGGGCGCCCTTTGCTCCCGGCATGCCGTTGATCCCGCTTGAGCCGTCCGCGCCTTGCGGCCCTCGCTGGCCAGTCGGTCCTTGGGGACCTATCGACCCCTGTGCTTCCCCCAGCCCCCGCCCCTCGTGCGACTCCCTGTTGTCGTGTCCGTCCTCGGCCCGAATGGACGGCACGCCCAACGCGAGCAAGAGAAATAGGCCGACTATGGCCGCACCCATCCTTCTCTCGAAGGCCGCTACGATGCGCCGCTTCTCGGCCGGGTCCATCGGGCTATACTCCCGGCGCCCTAGGTTCTTTTGCGGCGAGATAAGCAACGCGGCCATGTCACCGAGTCCGATTTTGATGGGCATGCCGTCGCTTTTGTGCACCACCCCATGGGCCAGATTTAAATGCTCGTGATAGGCCGCCCATTCCGCAAACTCCAGTTGGCATATGTGGCATATGTTAATTGGCATTGTATTCGCTCTCCTTTAAGTTCAGAAGTGTATGCCCGGCACAGAAGTAGATCGGCCCGAACACGGGTAAGAATAGGATTGAGTCGGACAGATGGTTGCACGTCATTTTGGCACAGTTTGGCCTATGCTTCATATGAGTTTCTCCTTTTTTAATCCGTCTATGGTGAATGTCGGGTATCCGCCGGACGAATAGTTGTACCGCGAGAGTCTCGGCGACACGACGTCCCATATGCGGGAGTCTATGCCATATTCTTTAGACCAGACTATTTGCCCGCGATAGTGCAATATGATTCTTTTTTTCGTTCTCACCGTATTGTCTTTCATTTTAGGGTCTCTGGTCTGCATTTCTTGTGCCGCACTAGGCCGCCCACGTGAATCCATTCTGAGTCCCGCGCCATTTTCAGGAAGTCCACCGACTCGGCACACACATAGCACCGCTGCACCCATGGCCTACCGTCCGGCGTTAGCACGGGCTTAAGCATGTAGGGGTCGGTTATCCTACTCATGGGCGTCCGTCGCTTCTTTGTCCATGGAGTAGCCAGATCCGTTGAAATACAGCCCTTTCATGCCCTCCGGCCCCAGTTCGTTTACCAAATAGGCCATCCAACGCTTACCAGTTGCTGGACTAAAACGCACGACTTCCTTGCCGTCCTCCCACGTACTAAACATCGGGAAGCGGTTGACTAGGCTCGGTTCCTTCACCTTTGTGCACATGCCTGTTTCTTTGTCTACCGTGTACCGCCAGCCCCATGGGCCGGCCAGCAATTCCTTGCGCTCTTGGTCCGTCATAACTTTATCCTCCCGTTTAGTCCTTTATCCCCGCCGCCCGCGCCCTTCGGACGGGGCGGAGAGGCAGGGGGAAGGACTACTTTTTTGTGTCCACGAGGTTCGCGCCTTCGAGGTGCGCGCCTTTGAGGTCCGCGCCTTTGAAGTACGCGCCTTCGAGGTTCGCGCCTTCGAGGTGCGCGCCTTCGAGGTTCGCGCCTTCGAGGTGCGCGCCTTCGAGATTCGCGCCTTTGAGGTGCGCGCCTTTGAGGTGCGCGCCTTCGAGGTACGCGCCTTCGAGGTTCGCGCCTTTGAGGTACGCGCCTTCGAGGTCCGCGTCTTTGAGGTACGCGCCTTCGAGGTCCGCGTCTTTGAGGTTCGCGCCTTTGAGGTTCGCGCCTTCGAGGTTCGCGCCTTCGAGGTACGCGTCTTCGAGGTTCGCGTCTTTGAGGTGCGCGCCTTCGAGGTGCGCGCCTTCGAGGTGCGCGCCTTTGAGGTCCGCGCCTGTTTTAACGGCGTTTTCAAGGCACAACTTAATGGAAGTCGTCTCTATTTCAAACAAGACTTCAAACGACCATCTGTTGATGATTCCTATTTTCATTTAAGTGGCTCCTTATTCAGTTCAGTGATAAGAGTATCGGCATATTTAAGAGAAAGCCGCACTACTTCCGTGTTTTCAATGGGGAAGTCGTATTTAACAGAGAGAAATCCTTGCATCGCCCTCGCCGCGAAGTATTCGCGCTTGGTGAGGCCCCCCATTGTTGCAAGTGCGGGACCAGAATTGAATTTGACAATTTCGCTCGTTTGGAATGCCGGATCATTTGGATCTATCATATGGCCCTCCTGCGGTCATTTTGTTTTCCATGCCATCTTATATCCCCAAAACGTCCGCTTGTCAACCCCTCGAACAAGAACACACCGCCAAATATGAATAATCGGCATCCGAAAGTTCATGGCTATTGTCATCGACGTTAGCCGCGCCTGTCATACATTTCCGGTACTTTGGCCCTTTATAGTAGAGGGTAGTGGTAGTCTGCCACCACCCTTATTTTTATTGCAATAGCATTCACGATCGGCAACCCGGAGCCTCAGCCCCAGCTCACAGGTGCACAGGCTTCGGCCTGGAACAATAACCTTATCTGGGGCCTGTTCCTATGGGTGACCAAAACACTCTAATTGACAAGACGAATAGTATGCTAGCCGCTACGCACTTATAGAAAGGAAAAAACTAGTGTACTAGAATGGTTAAACACTAGCAAACAGGCATCTTAGTCGTTTGTTTGGTGAACAACTACGTTTTTTTGCGGTTGATGTACCCATTCTCACGGCGCCAACGTTACAAATCTCCGTTACAACTGTTAAATGTAACACCTGTAACGAGAAAACGCAACACTTGTATCTCAACGTTTTATTACATTGATTGGGATAACTATATGTCAAGGAAGTTGAGGTGTTGTTGCGGCAGATGTGTTGTTTTGCGGGTGCCGGCTAGTAGGGACGACCGCCTCCGAAGTCTTGGGAGACCCTACTCACATACCAAGTATAGCATGAGAAAGGAAGGAAGTCAATAGGCCAAAAGGCTCAATCTTATCGGGAGACACCAAATGGAGTTCGACACTAAGGTATGTGACACGTGCCGTGCCGTGATGACGGCATCCGTCTACCTTTCCCACGTGTGCGCGGACGACGTGCCAACAAACGGCGCCGGCGTGTCGCTGGCCAAGCTGCACCAGAGCCCAGGCAGGCCCAAAGGTGCTAGGAACTTGCATGCGAAGCACCCAAGCTCCATAGGGCGAAAATTCATGGCCGCGGGGCTGGACTGGCAGACTGATTTTGCCCTAGCCATCAAGGCCAACAACAGGGTGCGCATCAAGCTTTGGCTGCGGCTGTTGCCGTATCTAGTGACCACCACCAATAGAGTGCATGTTAAAAAGTGGAAGGGGAAGGCATCGAAGGCGGCTCTCATAGCCTTAGATGCTCTGGAAGGGAGGCGTGCATAGATGCTAAGCCGTCTGTTCAATTTTGTGCGTGGGCTGTTCTGTCGCTCGCTCGTTCACCTAGTCGTGGTGCGTCGCTACCGCGACGCCAATGGACACAACGTGGGCGAGCTGTACATGTATGGCATCGTGAATAGCAAGGGGACATTCCGCTTGGTCGGCTGCTCGTTGGACTCGCTGCCGCTTGACTTGACGTTTCTGTCGCTGGGCGGGGAGCCTGGTGCGCTAGATCTGGACCACGACTTCCTAGCGCCAATGCCGCCCGGCAGATTGAGGGTAGGGGCTGCGGAGCCGGCGGACAACGACGCAGTGCGCCGGATGGTAGGCAGGCTGCCCAGGCGCAGAACGCGCGTGACGGTGCAGAATCGCTTTATAGAGCACGTGATGGAAAGGAAGGCATGAGATTTCGCAAGAGACCAATAGTGGTGGACGCCAGCGTGGCCGATCGGGTCACGATGATATCCACGCTCGAGGGTGTGATGCGGGCCGATGTGGGCGACTGGATAATCACGGGGGTAGCCGGCGAGCGGTACCCGTGCAAGCCGGACATATTCGAGAGGACCTATGAGCGAGTCGACTAGTTCGAGCCCGAACACCGACCCGCAGCTCCTCTTAGAAAGCGGGCCCATGCTGCTCAGGGACTTCAACCCAAGGGGCGTGCTCCGCTTCACCGGGCGCAAGTGCGCGACGTGCGGTCAAGAGATACTTGATCACTGGCTCAGGCCGGCGGATGACCCGGACCTGCGTGGGGAATACTGGTGCCAACGTGAAAGCGGGACTTACAGCTTGGGAATGGCCGAATAGTGGTGTATATGGATACCAGGGACTCATCAGTATATAGAAATACCGCTTATGAGCCGCATGCTTCAACGCATACCACCCACACAGAGAATCTCAGGAACTGTATAGCTCACCACGGGAGATGGACACCGTCAGCCGTACGGATGGTGTATGTGTGCCCCGTGGGTTGCCAGTTCAGCTATCGAGAGGTTCTGGACGACTGTCTACAGTAGCTACTGTAGTTTCTAACGTAACACTGCGGGGGTGGCGGTTTCCAACGAGCGACGGTATGGGTATAGAATATACCCTTACGGGGATATGGTTCATTTATCCGCCGAAAAGGATAGTCATAATGGATGTTTCGGCCGAGAAGTGAACCACCGACGTTGAAGCACGCCCGATCGGGAGCATTCGGGACGAAACACCGTAATCTTCCCGGACGGGAACACGATTTTAGCCGTAAACCGCAGTAAGGTCCGGATAACTGGGCCATATCCTAAATAATCGGGGGACAACGAACATGAGCGACAATCAGGCAAAGCAGACAGACAATCCGGGCACGCTAAAGAACATAGAGGCCGTACGCGACCTCTTCGCAAGGGCGCACGACTACGTGGCGCAGGCGCAATACCCGGGGCACATGGGCATGAAAGTGGCGGAAGTGTTGAACTTCCTGGCCTTCCAGCACGGGGACTTCAAGTTGCGGGCCGAGAACTTGACTGGGATCATCCGGGCCGAGGAGAAGGCGAGGCTGAGTAGCGTGGACGTAGAGGCCGCGAAGAATGCCGTAGACGACGCGATGGCCAGCAAGGGCGCTACGCCGGCATCAATGTCGGACGAGCACGGCTCAGCAGATGCGCCAAAAGCCTAGGTGACGGATGCCGAGAAAGCCATTGAGGCTTCCTGGCAGGTGGGGCGGCTGTATGTCCACCTCAACCCGTCACAACGCAAGATATACGACGCGTTCAAGATAAGCACTGGCAGGAACTCCAAGTTCGTCGTCAACTGCAGCCGCAAGATAGGCAAGAGCGTGCTGGGGCTGTTTCTCGGCGCGGAGGCGTGCATAGCCACGCCGAAGGCCCTCGTGGCCTTCATCGCGCCCACGGTGGACGACGTGCAGGAGTACGTGAAGCAGCTATACGACGTGGTGTTCGCCACATGCCCGGAACATCTGAAGCCAAAGCTTAGACGCACCCAGCTCGTATTCCCAAACGGCTCAAAGATTCTTTTTCGGGGCGTGGGCAAGGGCGTAGGCACGTCCTACAATAACTTGAGGATGTATGCCTTTGATCTTGTTATCTTAGACGAGGCCGGCTTTTCCGCCAACCTGGACGAGATAGTCGACGGCGCGCTGGTGTCGACGCTGATACCGCGTAACGGCAACATGCTCCTGCTCTCGACGCCGCCGGTTACGCCGGACCACGCCTTCAAGGCGTATTGTGACCAGGCCGAGATCGACGGCGCATACATGAAGCTCACCATCCGCGACAGCCACTACCCGCTGGAGCGGCAGGAGAAGTTCATAAAGGATCTCGGGGGCATAGGCTCCCATAAGGTCAGGCGCGAATACTTCTGCGAGTTCGTTATCGACACCGACTTCCAGCTGTGCCCGGAATGGAAGTCGGAGTACGAAAAAGAGGTGCCGAAGACCGACAATTTCAAGTTTTGGTTCAAGTACGACGCCCTGGACCAGGGATGGACGGACAACTCCGTATGCGGTTTTGCCTCCGTGGAATGGACGGCCGGCAAGCCGACCATAGTCATCAGGGACGAGGTGTGCATGAAGAGCCCGGAGCAGACCACGGACCTGCTGGCGCAACGAATCATAGAGAAAGAGAAGGAAGTGTTCGAGAACGCAGAGATCAGGAAGCGGATCGCGGACAACAACACGCCGTCACTCCTGCAGGACTTCAACCTGCGGCACCACCTCTATTTCTCGCCGGTGGAGAGCAAGACCTATTTGGACGTGATGGTGTCCGACGTTCGCGAGCTCGTAAAAGAAGGGCGCGTGATCGTCAGCCCAAAGTGCGTGCAGACCCTCGGTTGCTTAAAGAACGGTGTATGGACAAAGACGAAGGGCGGGGCACGAGGCAAAGAGTTCTCGCGTTCGAAGACGTATGGTCACTACGATGGCTTCGCGATGCTGATGTACCTCGTGCGGAGCGTGGATATGCTTACTAATCCTCTCCCGCCGGCATTTCGGCACAATGAGGAGAACACTTTTATCCCAAAGAAACTGTTGGAGGGCGACAAAGCGAAGACAGCAGAGATAATTGGCGCGGGGATGGACGCCGCCATGGGCCAAGAGTTCAACATGAAAGAGCACGATGACAGCTATGACTGACAATCCCTATTGTGAGAAGGTTAAGCGTGGCGACCACACGGCGAAGGACTTTGCCGCGTTCCTGCACCATATCGACGGGTGCAAGGACTGCTGCAGGCGAATCTACAGCAGGATTGTGATCGAATTTAAACAACAAGAGAACGGAGACAGATAATGGCGTCAGGATCGATGAATTCAAAGACGTTTGGCGGCGAACCAGACCAGTATTTCGCTACCTTGCCGGTGGAAGACCTACTACAAGAATGCGAGCGCCGGGTAAACGACTACCAGGACTATGTGCTCCGCACCGGCAAACTGACTGTGTGGCGCACCAACTGGGAGATGTGGATGCGTTCCGAGCTGAAGATCGGCATCCGCTTTGGCGGCGACCGAGGACAATACAAACTCATCGAGTCAAACATCTTTCGATCCATCGTCACCGGTTTGGTCAGCACCATCGCCAATCAACGCCCGTCCTTTCAGCCGGAGGCTATCAACGACGACCACAAGAGCCTGTCGCAGGACATAATCTTCGACTCCGTTAGCAACTACTACCTGAAGGTCAAACGCATGGAAGACACCTATAAAATGGGCCTCACATACGGTCTTGTATGCAGCGAAGGTTGGATATTTGAGAAATGGAATGCCGATATAGGCGAGATCATCGATACCATGCAGGACCCCACCGGTAAGGAAGTCCCGGTGAAGGAGGGCGATGTCCAGTTTGCAGTACTTGGTCCGATGGATGTCATTCGCGATTACACGCGTATGGACACGAACAATGACTGGTATATCGTGCGCGAATATCTCAACAAGTGGGACCTGATAGCGCAACGGCCAGATTTGACGGACGAGCTCAAGGGCTACAGCATGCCGACTACCCTACAGCGATTCCGTTTCGGCCATATAGTGGATGCCCAAACCTCCAACTCCGACTTGATCCCAGTATACACGTTCATCCACCGCAAGACCGCGGCATGCCCGGACGGGCGCATCACACAGTACATCGATTCTGACACGTGGATACTCGACACAGCGATTCCCTATGATGAGATTCCGCTTTATCCGATGATGCCGGACCAGACCTTGTTCAACAATTTTGGCAGCACTGTGATGACTTCCCTGGTGAAGCTACAGTATGCCTACGACAAGACGCTCAGCGTCATCGTGACCAATCAGCAAGCCTTTGCCATCACCAACATAGTCATTGACGAGTCTACACAGACAAAACCTGAACAGGTGATCGAGGGCTTGAATTTTATAAAGACAAACCTGAAGAACGGTGTGCCAGTCGGCCTAGAGCTGTGCAAAACACCGGCAGAAGTGTTCAACTTTCTGGGGTTGCTTGAGGCTCAGATGGAAAAACTATCTGGACTACCCTCGATCCTGCGTGGGCAGCCGCCTACCGGGGTAGAATCGGGTACAGCCATGGCGTTTTTGCAGGCCCAGGCCCTTGTATTCAACAGCCCCATCCAGCAGGCGTACATATCTTTTCTGGAACGTTCTGCGACTGGCCTGTTCAACATCCTGAAGTCATTCGCCACAACGAAGCGCATGATAACGATAGCCGGCCAGAGCAAGCAGCCGTACATGGACGAGTTCTCGGGCGCGGACCTGTCGAACATCTCCCGCGTGATCGTGTCCGCTGGCAATCCGGCCATGCGATCAGAGGCTGGAAAGCTTCAGATAGCGCAGGACCTCATGGCGAAAGGTCTGGTAAAGGACGCCAACCAGTATTTCGAGGTCCTCACAACCGGCCAGCTCGATCCAATGACGGAGGGGCCGGAGGCCGAGAACATGCTCATCGTTAAAGAGAACGAGCAGCTTCGCCGATCCATGCCACAGGTGGCTGCTCCGTGGGACAATCATGCCAACCACATATCGCAGCACTTTGTCATAATGATGGACCCGGCCCTGCGCCAGAAGACGGATGATCCGGTGATGGCTGCGACCATGCAACATATAATGGCTCACGCCAGTTTTCTGTTCCCTGGCATACAGTCTCCGACCGATCCGCGTCTGATGGCCCTGATGGGAAACAACGTGCAAGCACCCCCGCCACAGGAGCAGCCGACGCCCATGGCGGTTCCCAATCCCATGCCGACCAACGGGGCCGCATCTATCATGAACAACGCACCGCCACTGGCCCAGGCACAGGGAGCCATAAGGCCGCCGCACGCGCCAATTTTACCCAGGGCCACGCCACCGCTAGTCGCCAACGCGGCCGCGAGCATGGGCAACGCCGTAATGCCCAAAAAATAACCAAGGAGCCCAACCATGAGCCAGATCGTAGACAATTCGCAGGTGATGAGCAAGACAAACCAGACCACAACTACAGGTGTCGTTTTGGATTTAAGTGACGTGGACATAATCTCTATTTCCTCGACATACACGCCGGTAGGCGGCGGGACGGGGACGCTGGCGGTGTATGAATCCGTCGACGGCCAGAATTTCGTCGCTGTGTCTGGCCTTACAGTGAACATCACAATGAGCGGCACGACCATATGGCATCTCAGCCCAATCAGTCGCTACTACAAGATTCTATATACGGCCACGACTTTCGGAATGACTTTTACCGTCACGATAAACGCAAGAAACAACACCGCCTGGAGCAATGCCTATGTCGTTCCGTCCCCAAGCGTAACGAACAGCTAGGACCACATTAACCAAGGAGAACTAAAATGGCAGACAACGACCAGAGCATAAATATACTGAGATACAACCAAATTTCCGGCGAGCTGGAAGGCTTCGGCGGCGGAAGTCCCCAGTGGACGGAACTGACGCTCACCAATGTCGATCCCACGCAGGTGCCCGTGACAAGGCAGATCAACACGACCGCGCCTATTCTGGGCGGCGGCAACCTAACCACGGATCGTACGCTATCGTTAGCAGATACCGCCGTCACGCCAGGCGCCTACACGAACGCGAATATAACCGTGGACGCTCAAGGCCGTCTCACTGCTGCCGCATCCGGAAGCGGTACCGCTCCCGCAGGTAGTGATACAGAAATTCAGTATAACAATAGCGGAGCCTTCGGGGCATCGCCTAATCTAACGTGGGACGGAACGAACTTATATGTAGATGCAGTAATAAAAACTTCACAGGTTGATACCTTAGCTAGTAGCCTAGCAATTAACGTTACAAATCGAACGTTAGTTGACAACTCAAATGTATTGGCGGTCGAATGGGACACTAGGGCACTAGATGATACCTCCGCAGTTCTATCAGCCGACTGGAATAGTCGGGCTTTATATGACCCAAGTGGAGCAGTTAAAGTTGTGGATTGGAATACCCAAGTATTAAACGATACTGCGACCTTCCCATCGATTGACTGGCAGAATCGTTTCTTGTACAATAATATCGGTGTGAAAGTAGGTGATTTTGCCTCTAATATCCTCTATGATAGTTCCACAGGTATCGCGTTAAAATGGGATTATCGGCAGCTATTCGATTCTACGGGCACAATAGTCCTTAACTGGGAGTCCAAACAGCTATTCGATTCTACGGGCACAATAGTCCTTAACTGGGAGTCCAAACAACTATTCGACAGTGCGGGTTTACAAGCGCTTGACTGGAATGCACGACAGGTAGTAGACGCCAGTGGATTTCTAATTATGGATGGCGGAAATCGGCAATTAATCGATCCCGCCGGAACTGCAGTCGTTGTATGGTCAACTGTGGGTGAAGTGGTTGCAAACGCAAGTGTGGGGATAAATGGAACACCCGACCCAAGTGCCGCACTTGACGTTCAATCTACAACTCAAGGCTTCCTGCCACCGAGAATGTCTACGACGGATAAAAATGCGATTAGTTCTCCGGCTGAAGGCTTAACCGTCTATGACTCGACTCTACAGAAGCTGTCATTCTACAACGGGACGACATGGGAAACTGTAACTTCCGTATAACATAAAGAGGAGACGATAACCAATGGGCAGATCACTCGGAGTGAAAAATGGAGAACGCAGCCGTTTTTGTCTCCGGGGACACGATAAGACTATAACTAGGCGTTCACAAAATGGCGCTTGTCGTGCTTGTGATAACACCAGAAATAAAAGCAAGAAGTGGAAGAAATTAGGAGTTATAAAAGCAGATGGGTCTGTATTTACACCTATTGACTATGATCGCGAGTATCAGATTCAAGGAGGTTGTTGCAAAGTTTGTACTCTCCACCAAACAGAGCTTAGTCGTAGTCTCCGCGCGGATCACGATCACGTAACAAAAATTTTCCGTGGGATTTTATGTCAAAGTTGTAATCATTTGTTGGGAAATGCCAAAGATAGTGTAGACATACTACAGAATGCCATAAATTATTTGTCAAAGAGGTTCTAGTGGCTGGTCCTGTACCCACATATCTGGCCACCCAATCGGCGGCTCAGGCCGCATTCAGCGTCCCGTTCGGACTGTTGACGCTAGTCAACGGGGCCATAACGACCGCGACTGCGGCGGGAGAATTCAATGTTACGGTTGATTGTTCGCTATTCACCGCAGAGGACGTGTCAAATCTGCGCATATATCTGGACAGCCAGGGCTACAGCGTTGAATTCGCGAAGGACAGCAGCAATAAGAGCCTGAACATCGACTGGGGACGGTTCCTCGACATCCCAGGCACGGAAGTGATCGTCAACCAGGGAACGTCCCCATGGATTGTCGCCGGCACGGTAACTGCAGACTAGGGCACGTCGCCTTGGGTTGTCAGCGGCAGCATCATAACGTCGCCGGATGTCAATAT